CTAGAGGCTACAATTGATGCTATACAGAAAGCCCCTAATGCACCTGGTTTTCAGGAGAAAGAGTGATTACGCGCATGTATCTTACAAAACAAAATAAGGCTTTGATTGCCTCTTACGCCCGTAGCGTCCTCGGAGCGGCTGTTGCTACCTACACAGCCACACAGGATTGGAAGTTGACCCTAAATGCTCTCTGGGCTGCGGCTTTGCCTGTGGCTATGCGTTTCTTTAACCCTAATGACACTGCTTTTGGTAAGGGTGAAAAGTGAATTTACCCTTTATTAAACTTGTTGTCCCTACCGCCCTTAAGCAGTATAAGAATGGTCAGTTAGCTGACAGCGTTCTTGCGCCCATTAAAACTGGTGGAAAGATGTACGCACCAGTTGCGGCAGAGTTCAACAAGCTATATGACGCAGCAATTGCCGCTGGCATCAAGCTAAAGAACGTTGGTGACTACCGCTCATTCCAGGGTCAGTTAACAATGTTTATGGATCGTTATGTAACCACCGATACTGGTACAGGTGTAACCCGTCAATATGAGGGTAAGACCTGGTGGTTAAAGAAGGGCAAAGCTCCTTCAGCTGCCCCAGACCCTACTGGCCTTAAGGGTTCTAACCACGGTTGGGGTCTTGCCATTGACCTTGGTTACGACCAGGGTGGTAAGACCGCTTCATTTGGTGTAAACGTTCCTGCCTTCCAGTGGATGTGCGCAAACGCTCCCAAGTATGGTTTCTACCTTCAGGGTAATAACCCCGCTTCTAAAGAGTTTGAAGCTTGGCACTGGCAGTATTGCCTTGGTGACGCATCCCCTGATGGTTCAGTACAAGCCGCTCCAGCGGCACCTGCAGCAGCACCTGCTGGCGGTGGCATGAAGTTTGATTATCCAGGTACTCCAGTAGGACTTGGTTCAAAAGGTGCTGCCGCTTCTTTGGTTCAAGCAATTATTGGTGCAAAAGCTGATGGTGATTTTGGCCCCAAGTCTGTTGCTTCTCTTAAGGCATGGCAAACTGCTAATGGTCTAACTGCGGACGGCTCCGTCGGTCCTGTAACATGGAAGAAGATGTTCGGCTGATAAGGAGCCCTTAATGGCTGTAAGAATTCAAATTAGACGCGGTAATACCTCCGATTGGAGTACCGCAAACCCTACCCTTGCTGCAGGTGAGATTGGTTTTGACACCCAAGCTAAGCTCTTTAAAGTCGGTACTGGTTCAGATACATGGAGCGCCCTTCCAGGCGCAGCAAACATGGGTGACATTACTGGTATTTATGCAAGTACCGGTTTGACTTACGGTGCTAGCACTAGTCTTTATGGAACCGCCTCAGCTGGAAATATGGGCTCAACTGGTGAGGTTTACTTAAAAGTAAACGACGCTTACGTTGTCACTGCTGGTACATTTGATGCTGCTGGTGACTTAATTGTAGGTACTGGTTCTGACACCTACGGCAAACTAACTAAAAGTGCTTCGTCAAATGCTGTCTTAACTGCTGGTAGTAGTCAGTTAGTTTGGTCTACAGACCTAGTTCAAAACTCTTTGGTTTCTCCATTAGAAAAATGGTCAGTACAAGCAAGTTCCCCTGCTAGTACTCAACCAATCTATGTGAACACTTCAAGTGCATGGTTTTATACAACGGCTACTTCAACTGGATGGATTCCTAATATTGCAGGAGCATCCTCTGTAACCCTTAGCTCACTCCTTGCGGTTGGGCAAAGTATCACGGTATCAGTAGCCGTAACAACTGGATCATCGGCTACTAGTGCGTACCCAACAACTCTTCAAATTGACGGGCTACCAGCGTCTACGTCTGGAAACAACATTACTTTGAAGTGGCAAAACGCCCTATCACCAACTTCAGGAAATGCTTCTAGTATTGACGTTTACACCTACTCTATTGTTAAAACTGCAGCTACATCTCCACCTAGCTACACAGTTTTTGCATCAAGGACTAAGTTTGCCTAATGCCCACATTCAATACATTTACCGGAGCATCAGCCAGAGCTTTAGGAATCATAAGTTCTGATCCTCCTGGCACCCCTGTTTTAACTTCTTCGGCTACTGCCACAACTGTAACTGTTTCTCTAACCGTTACAGAAGGCGCATTCCCTATTACGGCTATTGAGTACCAAGCAAAGACTTCAGCAGCTTCATACTCTGGCACCTGGACTGTGTTGGGTGCTTCAGCACGTACCATTTCTTTGACTGGTTTGAGCACTTCAACTACTTATAACATTAAAGTCCGCGCAAAAGACCTTGCAAACCAATACAGTGTTGAAGCAGAAAAATCGCAAGCAACTTCTAATGAAGTAGTCCCAGGAACTCCAGCTTCAGTTAGTGTTTCATCAGCTGGTACAACTATTCTTACTGTTTCCTTTGGTTCCTCAACAGCTGGTACCTACCCAATTGCTAAATACCAATACAGTCTTGATGGGGGAACTTACCTAGACACTGGAGTTTCCCCTGGTCAAAGCTTTAACATTGGCGGTTTGGGAGTTTACACATCTCATACTGTTGCAATTAAAGCAATAGCCAGCTCTCCTGGTACTGGCGTTAGTAGTGCTCGCACTTCTGGTTCTGTATTGACAAATCCAACTATCCCAAGTGTTCCAACTATAAATTGGGCAAGAATGTCAGCGGATGACAGAACTACTGCAAAGCTTCAATGGAACTCTGTAACTACCAACACTGATAGTGACCGAACAGGTACTGTTACTTACTACATTTATCCTTATGAAGTTGATGGCAGTGAAAACGTGATTGCTAACTTAACTGTGCAATCAACAACAAGTACATCTATTGATGTTGCTGTTTCAGAAAATAAAAACTATAGATTTTATGTGTACGCAAATAACGCAGCAGGTCAAAACAATGGGGCCTCGTATCGTGGTGCTTTGACAACTGGTTGGTCTACAGCCCCGTGGTGGTTGGACACCGCACTTGCTGAAGTCCATATTGGTAGACAAAGAGTTGCTAATGGTACTGGTGCAATCATACTTAACTTCCCAGAAGTTCCTGCTGAGCCTTGGAATACTGGGTTTATCTACGTAAACACTGCAAAAGTGTCTATAAAAAGAGCTACTGTCAGCGCAACGGTACCAAATACCTCAGGTGATTTTGGTAACACCCAAGGGTTACATTTTGTTTTAACTGATGCTCAAAATGGCGCAGGAAATTTTGTAGAGTCGATGCCACTACCTAGTACTAAGACCGCAGCTCAAGGGTTTAACGTAAATGATATATATGAAGGTTTTTCAGGTGGTATTACTTCACAATCTCCATTTACTATAAACTTTAACCGAGGGGGAGGATCAATTAGTAATCGTTCTCTAAAGGTTACTGAATACCAAAGTACTAGGTTTGACCAACCAAATAGTAACTACGGAACATTTACAAACCCTAGTAAAAACCTATTAGCATTCTTCTTTAGGTTAGATGGTTATCAAGCTACCGGTTCTATTTACAACTAGGAGTACTTATGGCTAGTAAGAAAAAAAGGGGTTTAGGAAAAAGCTTAGAAGAGTTATTAAATCCTGATAGCCCCCCTAGGCCAAATAAATGGCTTGATGAACTTCTTGAAGGTGCATACCGTTACGACGAAAGAGAAAAAGCTAGACGAGATCGTGAATTTGATATTTATGATACCCCTAGAAGTCGCAAAGCAATTGAGTATTTAGAAGGTGAAGAACGTAGGGCTGCTGAAGATAGGGAGGCAGACGAACGAGAAGAAGAAGCTCGCAAAAAAACGGATGAAGATGTAGCCCCAGAAGAAACAGAAGATGATTCTCTTCCTGTTCCTGAATACATTGACTTTATTGGTCAAGCATCCGGATTTGGAGTTGATAAAGCATACCCAAGACCAGATTTAGTACCCACCTTCTACAACGAAGGTCCAGATAAATCTACTAGAGTGCATGCTATGCAGTTCATACCCACATCTAAGGGTACAGATCAAGTTACACCTTTTGCTTCTCAACTTCTTCCAGCTATGGGGTACTCAAAACAATTTGGTGTTGTTGGGGATATTCTTGTAGCGTTTGCTAGACCAAGCAAAGGAAAAAGTACTTTATTTATTTATAAAAATCAAACGGGTATGCAATGGCTAGGATTAAAGAATGCAACCTCTCTTGGTAAACGTATAAAAACACTGGGTAGTGCCGAACCTTATAGCCCTTCTATGGGTGCACGTTACAAAGATTTGCATAAAAATACAATGGACGGTGGAAGTCCATACGATAACTGGATTTTTAACGAAGACCAGTTAGCAAGATGGATGGTAATTAGACCAGATAACGAAAGATAAAAATGAATAATTTGCATACAATTGGTCCTATTTATTGGGTTCTTAAAGACAACGCAACAAGTAAAACTCCAAAACTGGCTATGGCATTTATGCGTCAAACGGGTTCTCCATGGCGAGTAGGTCGTGGCATTCAATTAAAAATGAATAATTATTCATTCCAAATTGGGTTAAGTAAGAAAACAAAAACAACTGATGACCTAGATGAGTTTGACGGTTTGCTGTACGCTATGCAGGGCCGAGTCATGGAAACATCCGTATTAGAAATTGGAGATTGGCAATGAAGTTGTTTATGAAACAAAAGATTGAAGAACAATCAAAAGGTTCCTCAATCCCCCGTATCTCTAAACTGGGTACTCCAGAATTACTTGATTGGTTTTCTATTTCAGTTATGGGTCTTGGTAAGTCATTTGATGAATGGCGATACAAGGAAGGCCCAGATGAAGTGTCTTCTCATTTAAATGTTCTTACAGAAATTTGGAAAGAATTAAGAGATCGTAAGGAAGCTTAATGGAAGACATTGACTACGCTGACGTAGAAGATGAGGCTTTTGAAGAGATTGCTGGAACTGAGTTAGACGAAACTTCAGCAGAGTTTGTTGATGAACTTGTATTAAAGCTTGTTCTTTTTACAGAACAATTTTGTAATATTAAACTTTTTCCATACCAAGTTCCTATTGCCTATCGCATTATTGAATCCATTGTTTTAGGTGATGGTGAAGAAGTAACTTTGGTTGCCACCCGTCAGTCTGGTAAATCAGAAGTGCTTTCTAATGTCATGGCAGCAATGATGGTTATTCTTCCTAAGCTTTCAAAGGTGTACCCAACCTGGTTAGACAAATTTGAAAAGGGCTTTTGGTGTGGTGTTTTTGCCCCAGTTGAAGATCAAGCAGACACCGTTTTTAGCCGCATTGTAAGCAAACTTACAAGTGAACACGCCCTAGATTTCCTCCTTGACCCAGAGATTGACGACAAAGCTACGTCAGGTGGGTCACGAGGTAAGGGCCGTATTATCAGCCTTAAGCATTCTGGGTCGCTCTGCCGTATGCAGACTTGTAACCCTAAGGCAAAGATTGAATCTAAGACTTACCACTTTGTATTGATTGACGAAGCCCAAGAAGCTGACGAGTTTATGATTACAAAGTCAATCAAACCTATGTTGGCGTTCAATAACGGATCAGTTGTTTTAACTGGAACTGCTACTCGTAATAAGTCTTATTTCTATAAGATGATCCAATACAACCGTAGGCGGGACGTAAACTCAAAACGCAACCACAGGCAAGCGCATTTTGAATATGACTGGCGCGTAGCTTCAAAGTACAATGACAACTACGCAAAGTTTATTTCTAAAGAAAAGGTACGCATTGGCGAAGACTCAGATGAGTTTCAAATGTCATATTGCAACAAATGGATCCTTGAAAAGGGAATGTTTGTAAGTGACGAACGCCTAAACCGTTTGTATGATCCGTCAATGGCCCTGGTTAAACAATGGTGGAGAACTCCAGTTGTTGTGGGGATTGACGTAGCTAGGTCTAATGACTCTACGGTAGTAACAGTATGTTGGGTTGACTGGGACCATCCTGATGGTTTTGGGTTTTACGAGCACCGTGTTCTTAACTGGCTTGAAATTAACAATACCGAATGGGAACAGCAGTACTTTGAGATTATTGACTTCCTTAGGAATTACGATGTATATCGTATTGGGGTGGACTCACAAGGTGTTGGTGGGGCGGTTGCAGAACGTTTGCAAGTCCTGTTACCTAACATTGAGGTAAGCGCAGTTACATCTGATGCTAAGAATCAAAATGAGCGTTGGGTCCATTTAACAGAGTTAATTCAGCGTGAACAATTGATCATTCCTGGACATTCAAAAGCCAAAAGAACCAAGGTATGGAAGAAATTTAACCAGCAAATGTCAGACCTTGAAAAGGTTTACCGTGGTCCGTACATGCTGGCAGCTGCCCCTGATGAACGGGGAGCGTTTGACGACTTCCCAGATTCCCTGGCAATTGCATGCTGTATGTCTACGGTAGACGTTATGCCTACCGTGTCCGTCAGTGAGTCCCCCTTCTTTGGGCAATGACCCAAAAAAGGTGCTAACCTTTATACATACCTAGCTCCTACAGGAGGATTAAGAATGGCTATTTCACCAAACCCTATGTTCCCCGAAACCCAGCAAACGATGTTTGAAAGCACGTATGCTCCCAGCATGCCTGGTAACCGTGGGCCTCTTCGTTTTGAAGAAGGTATTGCAACTGACACCGACGTCCCGTATGACTTTGGTGTAGGTGCTTACGAAGATACTGCTCCGGCTCCTGGTCGTCAAAACCACAACAACCCTGAAATGTTCTACAAGTATGCTGAAGAAACTATGCGTGAGCGTGCTCATGTTGGTTCGGCTACTTGGATTGAAGCTCCTGCAATGTTGGGTGACTTTGTTCAAGGCTCAATGTCAGGTGAGGGTATGCCCGTATGGGAATACGCTTATAACACGGGTGGAATGATGAAGCGCCCGAATCCGACCGTCGTTTACGACTGATCGCGCCTAGGTAGGCTTCTGCCTATTTCTAGGGAGAAAGGACGGGGGTAATTCCCCGTCCTTTTTGTATCCCGTACAACTTTGTGTCTGGTAGAGTTTCTAACTCCCACACATCAAAGGACCTACAATGGATTCAAACGACCTGTATTCAGCTTTAAACTTTCTCACTAGAGTCACCGTTCGTGGGTTTGATGAAGAGGAAGAACTTTTTAATTTAGTCTCAAAAATCAAAGCACAGATCATCCGCAACAACACAATCTCTAATGTGTATACTAAAGAAGGCACGAAGGTCGCCTAATCTTAATTACACAAGGAGCACAATATGGAGCAGGCAAAAAGCCTGGTAGCAGAACTCCTTTCACGTGACGTTGACACAAACCGCATTGATTGTGGGTTTACCCGTTTGCGTAATCAAATGGATGTGGAAGAAGCAGAAGCATTAGATAAAGCTATTGAACTTATTAAAATTGATAATGGTTCAGGAAAAGCCAAAGTGTATTCATGCCAGTGGCTTACAAGTGTGCTAAACAAGCATGGTTACAAAATCAGTTCAAGTACAATCTCAAGACATATTTCAAAGAGGTGCAGTTGTGAGTGATCTATCCAAAGACTTGAGTGGCACATATTCACTTGGCAAAGTTGCTGATCTTCTTAAGAGGAACAACATTGACCTAGATGAAATTGGTGAAGTAAAGCGTGTTTCGTTTTACCAGTCACTGACTAAAAACGAAGCAGGCGAAGCTGAAATCCATGACCTTATGGGTATCCAGTTTTCACCAGCGTGGGAGTCAGGACCAGCTTGGCCAGTAGTTCAACCAGGTCCTTCTGTAAAACTTCCTGTGGTTAAGGCCAAGGGGGAAAAAGTAGCTGACCATGAGGTATGTGTGGTTCTCCCTGACATGCAGATTGGTTATTTCCGTGCCTCAAACGGAGAACTTGAAGCTACTCATGATGAAAAAGCAATTGATATTGCGTTAGCAATTACTAAGAGCCTTAACCCAGACCTGGTTGTAATGGTTGGAGATAACCTTGACTTCCCAGAATTTGGTAAGTACAGGCTTAGCAGTGCTTATGCCCTAACAACTCAAGCCTCTGTAGACAGGGCTACAACGCTGTGTGCTCAAGTTAGGGCTGCAGCACCCAACGCCAGAATTGTTTGGCTTGCAGGAAACCACGAAGAAAGACTGGTGAATTTTGTTCTTGACAACGCGAAAGCTGCTTTCGGTATCCGTAAAGGTAATACGCCTGAGTCCTGGCCTGTTCTTAGCATTCCTTATCTCTGTCGTTTCGACGATTACGGGGTTACTTACATACCTGGCTATCCGGCTGGACAATTCTGGGTCAACGAACGGCTCCGTATCATCCACGGCACAAAAGTACGGAGTAACGGGTCGACAGCGCACGCGTACCTCGGCAGTGAAAAGACATCCGTCTTATACGGCCACATCCACAGGCGTGAATGGGCAGAACGGTCGCGTGAAGATTACGATGGTGCAAAGACCATCATGGCCGCATCCCCTGGTACGTTGGCCCGATGCGACGGGGCCGTCCCATCTACCAAAGGATCCATCGACCTGGACGGTCGACCTATGACCATTGTTGAAGACTGGCAACAGGGTATTGGTGTTGTTACCTTTAAACCTGGTGATGGTCCGTTCTGGTATGAACAGGTTCCTTTCCATAGCGGATCCGCTATGTACAGAGGTAAGTTGTACACTTCGTAAGAAGTATGATTGTTGTATGACTTACCCATACAAACTTGCCATTATTGAATGGATTGACGCATTTGACGGTGATGAAACATGGGTATACAAAGACGAATATGATTTTAATCCAGTACTTCCAACCACTGTTGGTTGGATTCTTGAAGACTTACAAGAAGGGTATGTGTCTTTGGTTTCTACATTCTGTCAGTTTAAAAACAAAGCTGATTTGTATAGCAACATGATGCACGTACCTTCTGGCATGGTTAAATCGTTAACTTACATTGATATACCTGCTAATATTAAGAAACCCAAAAGACTTAAAAAGTCAGGATTTTAATGCCCGTTGATTTCTGGTCACCAAGTTATCGTGCTTCGTCTAGCGACTTAACTGTCGCTATCTCTCCTCTTGGCTTAGTTGAGCTTGCCGACGAAGAGTTTGAAGTACACGGTCCTCGCCTTAACCGTTACAGCTCTTGTTGGGCATGGTACCTAGGCCACCACTGGTCCTACCGTCGTGAGATGGGTGAACAAAATATCACCCTTAACTACGTCCGTACTATGTCGGATTACATTACAAACTTCTGTTTTGGTAAAGGCGTTCAGTGGCATGTTCCTGCTCAAAACGGTGCAATCATCCCTCGGTTGTTACATAAGGTTTGGGAAGAAGATAACTCAAAGCATGCTGTTCTTTGGGAAATGGGTCAACTAGCTGGTGTTACAGGGGACTGCTTTGTTAAGGTCGCTTATGAAGAACCTTACGTTGATGGCATTGGGGTACCTCACGAAGGTCGCGTTCGTATTATTCCGTTAAACCCAGCGCACTGTTTCCCTGAATACCACCCTCACGACCGTGACCGTATTCTTCGGTTTAAGTTAAAGTATCGTTTCTGGGGAACTAGTCCTGAAGGTACTCGTCAGGTTTATACGTTTACTGAAATCCTTACTGACGATAATGTTGAGCAATACATCAACGATGAACTTATTGACCAATACCAAAACCCTCTAGGTATCATCCCAATCGTTCACATTCCTAATATGACCATCTCATCGTCACCTTGGGGACAGTCAGACATATGGGACATCATTCCGCTTAACCGTGAATTAAACGAAAAGATGACCGAAGTATCGGACATCATTAACTATCACGCTGCACCTGTAACAATCATTACAGGTGCTAAAGCAAGCCAATTAGAGCGTGGGCCCAAGAAGGTTTGGGCTGGTCTTCCTAAAGACGCAACTGTCCATAACCTAGAATCAAATGGAAACATGGCTGGGGCTATGGAGTACATCACTTTCCTTAAGCGTGTTATGCACGAAATGACTGGTGTTCCTGAGACGGCTTTAGGCCAATTCCAGCCAGTATCTAATACCTCTGGTGTGGCTTTGTCTATCCAGTACCAGCCTCTTATGAATCGTTTTAACCTTAAACGAGTGCACTTTACAAAAGGCCTTGAAAAGATTAACGAAATCATTATTCGTACAGCAGCAATCTTTGCTCCAGAGTTGCTTGTGTATGACCCAAGTAAGGCTGAACCTCCCGAACAGGACGAGTTAACTCAACTTGATCCAATGGATCCTTTAATCTATAAAACCAAAGTCCATTGGCCAGAACCACTCCCTGTTGACGTTCTTATTAAACTTAACGAAGCTCAAGCAAAAATGGCGATGGGTCTTGAATCTAAAGAAGGCGCTATGCGCATGCTTGGTGAAGAGTTCCCGCGTGAGAAACTTGCTGAGATCTTTGAAGAACTTCGTGACGATGCTATTGATCAAGGTGCGTTAGATATGCTGCGCGCCCAAATCAATCAAGCAGTCATGATGTCTACTGGCTTGCTGCCTGGACCAGGTGGATCAAGCACAGTACCTGCTGGAGGTGCTAATGTAAACAACGCAGGAGGTCCTCAGGAATCTGAAGGCCCGATGCCAGGTACGCAAGTAGCACCTGATGCAGGAATGTTAAACAATATAGTTGCTAAGGCTTACGGCGCTAGGTTCTCCCAGCGTCGTGTTCCTGACGAAGAATAAATAGTTCCATAACAACAGCTCACATAAGCTCAACTAACCGAGGTATAGATATGGCAATTCAACCTAATGAAGACGGGATTCAGATTCCCACAGAGTTTGTTCAGACAAACCCTCAAGAAAACAAGCCCGAAACAAAGCTTTTTTCTGAAGACGAAGTTCATAAAATTCGTCAACAAGAAAAAGACAAAATGTACAAGCGTCTTGAAGACGCTGATACTCGCGTAAAGTCAATGGAAGATCAATTAGGTCTCCTGAGTCGTGAACGTGAAGAAGCTATTAAGGAAGCTGAAAAGCGCGCTAAGAAGGAAGCCGACATTTTGCGTCAACGTGAAATTGAAGAGCTTTCTGCTAAGGACCTTCTTGCTAAGCGAGAAGATGAATTCAACAGCCGCATTAATCAGGTTGAGCAAGAGTGGGGCCAGAAGTTCTCTGAACTTGAAAAGCAACGCCAAGCTCAAGATGCCCTTCTTGAAAAAGAACGGTACCACCAGCAACTTGAAACCTACCGTCAGCGCCGTCTCCAGGCGGAAAATGAAACCATTATTCCAGAACTGATTGATTTGGTAACTGGTAATAGTGAAGAAGAAATTGAAAATAGTATCGCAGTACTGCGGGAACGCAGTAGTGCTATAATTGAAGCAATCCAGCGGACGAGCCCGCCACCTCGTCCTAAGGGGGCGTCTTTGACGGCTCCTCCTACTGGGCCACTGGAAAACCAACAGGAATACCAAACGTTGAGTGCGGAAGACATCCGCAATATGCCGATGGATCAATACGTAAAGATGCGAGACCGGCTACTACAGGCACGATCCCCCAAGGGTCGTTTCTAACCTAAACCTAACAACCTATCCATCGGAGGATATTTAAATGGCTTACCCCACACCACAAGGTGGTTCCATTACTGGTACCACAGCAATTTCATCCAGCGGTTATGGCGGCGCAGACGCCCTAACCCCCGCAATCCAGCAGATCTGGTCCAAGGAAATCTTGTTCCAGGCTATGCCGGTTCTTCGTTTTGAACAGTTCGCTGTCAAGAAGACCGAGCTTGGCGTTCAGCCTGGTTTGACCATCAACTTCATGCGTTATAACAACCTCACGGTTGACGAAAACGATGGTGCAAACCTTAGTGAAGGTGTCCGTATGGACCCCGTTGCCTTGTCAGCTAGCCAGATTCAGATCACCGTATCTGAAAACGGTCAGGCTGTTGCCGTTACCGAATTGTTGCTCAACGCAGCATTCGACGACGTTATGGCTTCGTCTTCACGTTTGCTTGGTCGCCACATGGCACAGAGCATGGACATCCAGGCACGTAACACCTTGTACTCAAAGGGCATCCCCTTCGGTACCTCGGGTGCTTACAACCCGAACAACGCAGTTGCCCCGTCGGTTGTCTTCGGTCGTACCGCAGCTTCTACTCGTGGCGCAATCAGCCCGTACGACGCAGGCACTGTTGGTACCGCATCGGCTCCTGGTTACCTCTCACCTGCAGCCATCAAGGACGCAGTTGAAGTCCTCGCTGGTCAGAACATCCCGCGTTTGGGCGACACCTACGTGTGCTTCGTTCACCCGTCGCAGAGCCGCTCGCTCCGTGACTGGCCGGAGTTCATCGAAGTCACGAAGTACGCCGCTCCTGGCAACTTCATGCTCGGTGAAATCGGTCGTTTGTACGACGTAGTGTTCATCGAAACCACGCAGGTCAAGAAGGGATTGGATGCTACTTCAGCTACCGCCCCGCTTTACGGTTTTGGTTCAACCCTTGACACCAGCGGATCAGCTGGCTTCCAAGAGAACGCTAATGCTTACAACGCCATCATGATCGGTGACAACGCCTTTGGACACGCCATTGCATTGCCAGTGGAACTCCGTGACGGTGGTGTCATTGACTTTGGTCGTGAGCACGGCTTGGCATGGTACGCCATTTGGGGCTTTGGTGTCATCACCCATGAATCCCGCGTTGTCCTTAACACCCTAGGTGGCGCAATCTCCTGAACTTAATCAGTTCAATGATGTAGTATTGTGGGGGTGGGCAACCACCCCCACTTTATTTCACCCCGTATTCAATAAGGAGTCAACATGGCAGCTAAAAAAAAGCTCACAGCATTTGCTGAAGCATTTGAAGAAGGTACAGAATCTGACGACGAAGTTGTTGTTGAAGAACCTGTAATTGTTACAAACGAAGATTCAAACTTTATTACTGCACGAGTCAAAGGAACATGGACTATGTTCTGGGGACAATCGCGTTTTGAGTTTAAAGACGGTAACCGTTACAAGATCCCCAAGGATCTCTTTAACTACCTGCGTAGCCACGGTAATATCTACGACACCCTCTGAGGTAACAAATGCCCTTTATTATCCCTAACGCAACCGACACTACTGGTGGTAATAGGTATGCCTCATTAGACCAAGCAGAACCAGATTCTCTGGATTTTGAAATTCTTGGTAATGATTCATCAGGGGTAATACAGGGCCTTGTTGCTACAGAACTTTCTACGCCTGGTTCAAGTGTTGCGGTTACCAGCGGAACCATTGTTCTTAACGGCTTGGTGTACCCAGTTAACGCAGCAACAGTAGGCTTTTCTACATCACCAAGTAACGTTCGTTTTGACTTAGTTATTGCTCGTAAAGATAACACTGGCACAATGAACTTGATTGGCGTTCCTGGTACTAACAGCCAGTACAACCCAACATTCCCAGTTTCATTAAGTCGCGTTGCTGGTGTAACCCCCGAAAACTACTTTGATCCATCAACTGATGTGGTTATTGCTGCTGTATACCGAATTGGCAGCACAAACATTTTAAATAAGCACATTGTTGACAAAGCTCGCCGCATTAACACGGCAATCCCTTATCGAGCATCAACAGCCCCTACGGCTAGCGATGGTGCTGTTGGTGACCTCTACATCCAAACTGGAAGCATTCCTAGCGGTGGTTCTGGTCTTTATGTTAAGCGCAACACCACAACATGGACTCAACTTGCTCCAGCGTTTGTAGACCCAGGTGTGCCTATTGGTTCTGTTATTACATGGGTCTCTCCTGTTACACCCCCTAACCCTGCTGTTTGGTTGTTGTGTAACGGAGCTTCAAAAACAGAAGCAGAGTTTGGGCAGTTGTTTAATGTTATTCAGCGAACCTATGGTGGAGACATATCAACTGGCACTTTTAATTTGCCTGACTTCACAAATATGTATTTAGCTGGATCGCCTGGTGCGGCATCGGCTTACTCTCCAGCATCTCCTGTTGGTAATATTAACCATGCAGTAACCTTGCAACCTTCAGATATTGCAAGCCATACGCACACCCTGAATCATGGGCACAGTGGCACAACCTCTTCTGCGGGAACCCACAATCACACGCCACAATTGCTAAGTGGTAATACGTCTACTCAAGACTTTGCAATCCGTAAACGAGATTATGCACCTGGTCGTTACGTTTCTCCGTATGACAAGACTGGTACTGGCTACGCAAACCAGTACCAGTACAATACAGGTGACTTTAACCCTAACGACGTTCCAAACTCAACAGACCTTCCTGGAATGTCTATTGATTTTGCCACCGTAACTTCAGATGCTGGTGTCCACACTCATACGGTTACTGTTCCCTCAAGTTCTTTTACTACAGGAGAAAACACGCGTTCTACAAATGTGGATGTTCGCCCACGAACGATGCTCGTTCAGTATTACATCCGATACGCATGAACCTACCCAAACCTTCTGGAAATGCCGAGCATTACACCCTAAAACGCTCTGTAGTGACCTCAAGACAACGAGAACAGCAACCGGCTTATAATCAGCCAAAGCAGGACACACTGCCTCCAAATAGTTCTAACGATTCATAAGGTAGAATGTATTGTGGCAAATTTTGAAAACATCACTGAAATCGCCAGAACCTACCTTAGGGATTTTCCTAAGTTCTTTCAAACAACCTTTGATGCTGCTGGTAGAACCTACGAATTAGGTCACACAAACATCGACTCAACCTCATTATGGGTTGCAAAATTTGTATCTGGTGGAGCAACCACAGAATTAACTTCTGCTGATTACTCGTTAGACGAACGTAATGGTGTTTTACGTTTAGCAACCCTTCCAGCATCTAATACTAAATTAATGATTGAAGGGTATTACTACGAATGGGTTACCCCTATTGACCTGGACTTTTATGGTCGTAGAGCATTAGAAAAACATTTACATGCTATAAATATCCCACTTGACCGCCTTGCTGATGTAGTTATCAATGCTATTGGTATTGCCACAATCTGTGAATGTCTTTGGGCTTTAATGACCGAATACAGCCGAGACATTGATGTTATTACATCTGAATCCGTGCATATTCCAGCTAGCCAACGTTTTAGAATGGCACAAGGCCTCCTTGGTCAATGGGAAGCTGAGTATAGGCGACATGCTACTAACTTAAATATTGGCTTTGACCGACTTGAAGTCATGAATCTTCGTCGAGTTTCAAGGACAACCAATCGGTTTGTACCTTTGTACAAAGCCAAAGAATTGGGTGATTACGCTCCTATTGAACGCTTGTGGCCAGAAATTGACCAAGGTGTCATTACCGCAGAAACCAATGACGACAACCTTCGTGAAGATGTATTTATTGACGGTCTGCCACCTGGTGGCCTAACCAATGACGCTTACTATTACTAATGGATGTTCGTAGAGAACTAGACTTAATTAACAAGCATTTTCGCCGCCACAGAAATGTAGCGGAAGAATCTGTTGTTTGGTATGAGTTTGATCCCCTTGGTTCGGCCAGCGTCAATAGCAACTACGACGACGTTTACGACGAAGGTGTTCCTGGGACAGGTGGGCGCAAGTACCTTCCTGGGGTTTTTGTTCCTGTACTTTTGGTCAGCGAAGCAGAAGATGAAAAACGATCAATTCCAGAAGGTCGTCAGACAGTACAAAATATTGACCTGTTTATTGCTATTAAAGACCTACGGGAAGCTGGAGTTAGCATTCCTTGGGAATACCGCCATCATTTAAATGACATACTTTATTACGACGGGCGTTACTACTCAATCTATAGTTATCTAGTTAGAGGCCGTTTAAAAGACGATGTGTTTGTGCTTGTTAAAGGTATTGAAATATATGTTAATCAAGAGTTTGTAAATGATCCAAATCCTGGGCAAATAGAAATTGCAAACTACCCTTGGCCAGCGTCACTTCCTAGTTTGGGCTAAACTATATATAACCCGATGTGCGTCGGGGGTACATCGCCTAGAACCTCGGAGATCAGCCATGCAAAAGGCTTACTCTAGCTTTAATAAATCACGTGGTTCTAACCCCTTTATGCCAGAAAACCTTCTTATTCTTGACGCCTTTGAACATTTGGAACGGGCTTACTTCTCTGCAATTGAAAAAGCAGTTGAAAAAGCAACAAACGAATATCAAAATTCAGTACAAGATATGGCTTCAACTAACGAAAATTGGGGCTCTTTAGGTAGAAACATTAATGTAAGTTTTAATAAAACTGACTATTCTATTAATGTCAACCTTACTGGTAATGACGAACAACTATCTCGTATGGCTGAACTTGAGTATGGCAATGGCGTTGTTGGCCCAAATCCCATATTGCGTATGACCATTGCAAACGCAAGCAATGAGCTCCCTGCCATTATCAGTAAGCACCTGCCATGACAAATCAGGGATTCCTTCTTGCGGAAGACGCAGCAATTAAACGACGTCTTTCAAACATCTCCGTTTCTGACGACCGCCAAGCTACCCGTGTTGCTAAGGTTTTCTTCCGTTATCCGGAAACAGAGACTGAAAGAGATTACCCTTTTATAACAATCGAGCATGTTGGGTTGTCCCATGACCGGTCAAGGCAGCATTCAGAACAAACTTACTATTTTTCAACCTCTGCAAGTGCTTCTTTAAACCCTACGTTTATTGATTACTTTCCGTCCGAAACTGATAGGGCTGGAATGATTTCGGAGTTAGGTAACCAAAATTACTTACGTACAGACTCGTTTGTTCCCCTAACTCTTATGTACCAAATCTCAACTTACGCTAGAAGCGCGTTACATGACAGGCAGTTAACTTCTAAAATTCTGCGACGTGTCTTACCCTTCAGGCGTGGGTTTATTGAAATCCCAGAAGACGGAACAATCCGTAGATTTGAACTAACGGGGTGGGGTAACTCAGACCTTCTTGATGGAGAAGCCGCATACCGTAAACGCATTTTTCGTAAAGTGTACACAATTCAAATGTCAGCTGAAATGCCTGCTTCGGACCTAGAGGGCCTCAAGCAAGTTACCTCAGTTGTTGGTAATATAACTAATGTAGATAATGGGAATCCCACCGTATTCACGACCTCATTCTCGGAGGAGTTTTAATGCCCACATACACTAACCCAGGCGTTTACGTCAGCGAGTCAACCCTTGCTACTAACGCACAGCGATCAAACTTTGCTCAATCAGCTGGTTGTTTCTTTGGTACCGCTCCGCGCGGTCCTGTAGACGCTACTTTGGTTGATTCTTGGTCTGCGTACAAGAACTACTACGGAGACATTTCAGCTTCTCATGAGCTTGGTTTTTCCGTCTACCACTACTTTGCAAACGGTGGACGCGAAGCATATATTGTCCGAGTTGCTAGTGGAGCTTCGTCAACCTCAGCCGCATCAGCAAGCGTTCCCTACTACGCTACTGCGGGAGCTAGCGCAACCTCAAACCTATTTGTTGCACGCGCAGCCAACGTTGGAGCATGGGGTAATGGACTTACCGTAAAAACAGAAGCCATTTCTGCTGCTAACACTTACCCTGCAATTGGTACTTCTACTCAGCAATACCAGTACAACTTGGTGGTTACCCTTGATGGTGCCGAAGTTGAACGTTGGAATAATGTTTGTTCTGACCCAACCGACAACCGTTTTGTTAAAACTGTTGTTAATACATACTCAAAGTACATCACTATTCCAACAACCACGTGGCCTTCTGCGGTAGTTGGAGCTGCACCTTATACGTCTACTGTTGCCTTAGTTAATGGTAACGACGGTGCTACTGTTACAACAAGTGATTACACCAACTCAATTAACAGTAAACTTGCGACTGTTGAAGGTTCTCTAATCCTTCATGCACCAGGGGTTACGGGTGCTACAGGAACAGCTATTGATGTAACTGCAATTACCGCCCTAAACTCTGTAGCAACTTCTCGTGGTAACTCTTTTGTAATTGTTGACCCAGCAGACATCTCTGTTAAAGCTGACATTGCAACCCTTGTTAGCACCTACCCACAATCTTCTTACCTTGCGGTGTACTACCCCAAGCTAAAGATGGTTGACCCAACCAAAACTGGCCCTGCTGCAATTCGTGACACTTTCCCTGGTGGTGCCGTTATGGGTGCGTACATTCGCACTGACGCAACCCGCAGTGTTGCAAAAGCACCTGCTGGTTACGATGTTGATATTCGTAACGCAATTGGTTTGGTAAACACACTTTCTCCATCAAACACTGGTGAATTGTATGAGTCTTATGGAGTTAACTCACTTAAGGCAATCCCAGGTGGTGGCATTATTATTCATGGTGCGCGCACTTTGGATAAATCATCACCAGGTAAGTACATTCCAATTCGTCGTTCTTTGAACTACTTAAAGCAGACATTGGCTGACTCTACTGCTTTTGCTGTGTTTGAGCCCAACGATGATCGTTTATGGACTCGTTTAACAATGACTGTTTCTTCAATTCTCAGTGAGTTTTGGCGTTCAGGTGGCTTAAAGGGAACAAACGCTTCACAAGCTTTTTACATCATCTGTGACAGTACTAATAACACTCCAACAAGCATTCAAAATGGAGAAGTACGTATTCAAGTAGGCGTCGCACTGCAGTACCCTGCTGAATTTATTGTTATTAACCTTAGCCAATGGACCGGTGGTTCTAACGCCGTTTCAACCCTCTGATAGGAGACAACTATGGCACGCGCCACAATTACTGATCCAGTACGTAACTTTAAATTCCAAGTAACAATTAATGCTACTGGAAACCTACAAACCCAAACCCAAGGACTTGACAAAATTGGTTTTGCAGTTGTGTCTGGTCTGTCTGTGCAAAACGAAATGGTTGGATACCGTGAAGGTGGAATGAACACTCACCCACACAAGTTCATTGGTCAATCAGACTTTGCTCCTATTACCTTTAGCCGTGGAGTGTTCTCAGGCCAGGACCAACTTTACAAGTGGCAACAATTTTTGCACGCTTGGAACCAGGGTTCTGGAACTGGCACTATTGGAAGTACCTCAACGGCCAACAACTACCGTTGTGACATTCTTGTAAAGGTTTTTGACCACCCAGTTTCAGCAGGTTCATACTCAACTCCTGGTGCAACTGATGGTGTTGCTCCTAGCCCTGGTAACGCTCGCTTAGCTTTCAAACTGTTTGATTGTTTCCCAGCTGCCTATTCTTTGAGCGACCTTGACGCTTCTGGTAGCGGCATTATGGTTCAGCAACTCACAGTTCACCATGAGGGGTTTGTGGTAGCGTGGAACTCAGAAGACATCACTGCACTTGCTGGAGCTGGTGGCTGATCTATAACCAGGAGATAACAATTGAGCACACAATCTGAGTCAACAGCGCTTAACGCTGCCCTTGAAGAAAAAGCACCCGAACTACAACCTCCGGTAGGAGTACTTACACACCTCCAACGTGGCATTGTAAATGTCACTACTGGAGAATGGGAAACTGAAGTTGAAGTTAGAGAAATGACTGGTGCTGACGAAGAGTATCTAGCCAGCATTGAAAACAAAGATGGTGTGACTTACACCGAATACATGGCAGCAATGCTAAAGCGTGCGGTTGTCCGTATTGGTGAAACTACTGTAGAAACTAATCCTTCAGTAATTGACAACCTAAGTATTGGTGACCGAGACATTACATTTTTAGCAGTCATCAAAGCTACTTATGGAGAAACTCGTACGTTTGTTACAAGGTGCCCCCATTGCACACTAAACAATGACATAACAATTGATTTAAATGACGACTTTCCCCTAAGCCCCCCTTCAGTTGATCTTCGTTCCCCCTTACTTGTCACCTTGCGTAGTGGGGAAACACTTAAACTTCGTGTTCCAAACTCGGGCGATAACTCATATGTAAGTAAGAAAGCAACATCTGTAGCTGCCCAAAACACGTTAATGATTGCCAGGTGTGTGGTTTGGGACGAAGGTAAAAAACCACAAGATATTGAAATGTGGGCAAAATCGCTTGGTATTTCTGATCGTTCTACAATCGTAACCACGTTGCTCAGTGTTGAAGCTGGCCCCAAGCTTGAAGGGGTGAATATCCAATGCGCCCATTGCGGAGAACCAGTTTCCGTAATGATCGATTGGATATCCCTTTTACTTAGTTGAGCTAAAATATACTTACTGGGAATACGAACTTATAGCCTCTGTCTACAAAGGGTTTAACCTCACGGATTTACGGTCAATGACTGTCCGCCAAAGGGACTTCTGGTTCCGTATGGCAAAATGGAGAAATAACTAACGGAGGCTGCTATGGCATTAAGTGATCCAGGTTCAATTGGCGGATTGACTTCGCAGCTGCTCAAGGGCGCCCGTACAGCACTTGACGTTGATAGCTCCTCTTTGTCAAAAGTTATTAAAGACTTTCGTGTTCTTAAGCAACTCATTAAAGACACCAAGAAAGAAATTGATGATCTATCAAAATCATCTTCTGGAGCTTCTGGCTCTTTAAGTGCTACAGCACGTGCTGGTTCAAAACGTGGTGGGAGTGGTGGTGGCAGAGGTGCTGCTGGAACACAGTATCAAGACATGTCAACTTCCGCACCAGCTTATGCGGCTGGTGGACGATCACGCAGTAGAAGTGATGATGGTGGGTACACCGAAAGTGGCAATGGCTACATGCAAGACATGGGCAACGCCGCGTTTAAATATTCTCTTCGAAAAGGTGGTGAAGCAGGTGCGCGCTGGGCGGCAGGACGCGCGGCTGCTAGTGCAGCAGGCAGTGGAGCAGCCGGCGGTGGTGCAGCGGCAGCAGGTGGAAGTGGTGCAGCGGCAGGAGGTGCAGCAGCTGGCACTGGAGCGGCGGCGGCGGCAGGAGCGGCGGCAGCGGCAGGAGCAGTTGCTGTTGTTATTGGTGGTGTAATTGTTTATAACAAAGTAGCAAACATGTCTGCTGCCCGAATGGACCGCAGTCGTGATTACGCTTTAACCGCAGACCAAATGTCAGTGCGCTACCAGCAGATGACTGGAAAAAGCATGCTTGGAGTTAGCTCCACATACCGCATGCCTTTAACAAACTACCGTTTAGGTGCTGGTGGCATTAACCAACTAATGGAAATGGAAGCTGCAACTGGCATTAGTGGACGTCAACAAGCTTCAAGTGTTGAAGCAATGCGAACACTAAGTGGATACACAAAAAGTACTGCAGAAGTAACCAACCAAATTAGTTCCCTTGCTTCGGCAGGAACCGCAAACCGCATGTTTATGATGGGCGGAATTGGAATGGTTGGGGTTGGCGGAAAACAAGGAACTTTAATGAGTGTTATGAAAAACATTGTTAAAGCTGCTGGATTAGACAACGAAAAAGTCCTTAATTCGGCGTTTGCCCCAGGTTCTGTTACCCGTGCAAAGCTAGCAAACATGGGTGTACCCCCTGACATGATTACTGAAGTTTTGCAATACGCAAAAGCAAACCTTCAATTTAAAGGTAAAGGTGGTACTGGAATGTACGACCCAGGCCTTGAAAAAGACCGTCGACGAATGGGTATTGAAGAGAACTTTGCTACTCAAGCTGAAGAAACTACTCGTTTAGAGACGCAACGTGAAGAAAAGTTTTACCGCCGACAAGCAGACAACTACGCCTACTTAGAGCGTCAGACTCAGACTCTAACAAAAGCTTTTGGCGCCTTAGAAGACACCCTTTCCGGCATTATTGGGTTTACTGGTTCTAACAGAATTGCCAATGAAACAATGAATGGAATAATGAATGTTGGAGGTGGTGACCCCCATATTCCTCAAACAGGTGACGGTAATAAATCAAATCCACAAACAACACCTACCTCTTCATCAAAGACTAAAGCCCCAGCTAACGCAAGTAATGATGGAAAAATCTATGTGCCACTTGGTAATGGTAAGCGTGTGTCTTTAAGCCACATCAAACAGCGCCAAGATTTTAAAGGCATGAACCCACAGATGCAAGAGCGCCTCCTTAACTTAATGCGAGATAATCCTGACGTTGGTTGGGGTGGCGGAACCCGTGATATCCAAGCTCAAAAGAATATGTTCTTAAGTCGCTACAACCGTACTCAAAGAGAAAAGGGTGCGGATGGTAAAAAGAACTGGTTTTGGGATGGGTCTTATTGGGAAAAGAACCCAGGCGCAAACCCAGCGGCTCCTCCAGGAAGTTCAATGCATGAAATTGGACTTGCCGCAGACTTGGCTGGAAACGTTGCAAAAGTTCCAAAAATTGCTGCTAAGTATGGTTTGAAATCATTTGGTGATAAGAACGGCGAACCATGGCACGTCCAACCAAGAGAACTCCCTGATGGCCGTAAGTCATATGAATCAGGGGGAGCTAAGTGGGGTTATGGTCCTGGTGGACCATCTTCAGAAACAACTGCAGGAGATGCAGGGAATATGGGGGGGTTTGAAAAGGAGTTTGGATCAACCGTAGGTCCACGTAGACCTACCCCTATGTCAAGCAATACTGTTTCTGATGCGGCTGATGGCTCTTTTGGAACAAGCCTTGCAGCGTCTTCTATTTCGTCAAAGCTTTCTTACAAAACAATTTCTCAAAGAGTTGCTTCAGGTGGCGGTGACCCTGAGATTACAACACCAGTTAATAGTATGGGTTCTCCTGTTTATAACCCAAATAACACAGCAAACCAACAAACTGAAGTACATTCTAAACAAAGCAATTTAACTATTAATGTTAACCCAACCATTAACATGGTTAGCAGTAATAACAATCAAATGGATCTAAAGAAGATTGCAAATGAACTAGTAGGGGTAATTCGTAAAGAGATGGAACTTGAATTGATGAGGAAACGCTAATGGGTTACAGAGACGATCCAAACTTTAAGATTACGGGTGCTGATTCACTAGCCCCTGGTTCTGAAAGCACTCAAAATAACCCTCAATTTATTTATCCATCTAACCGAATTAGGTTTCTTGAAGCACAGGCTGCTTTAGACAAAAATCCACAATCATATAAATTAAATCGAGGGTACATTCGTAATTTAAAATTACCCACGCTTACTGCTACTAAAATTTTTAGATGCGGATTTCAATTTAATCCTCAATCAATTTCTCAAAACGTACAAATGAGAGAGGATATGTATCTTGCTATTCTGCAAGACCCAGCACAATTGGCACAACCAATTGGTGCAAGTATGAATTTTTCGTTTGATCTTATGTTTGATAGGTCTTTAGAAGTTTCTGCTCCTGTAAGTCAAAGTATTGCAAACGTAGCAAATGATGAAGGTGTGCACGCAGATTTAAAAATTTTATATACAATAATTGGCCAAGGGTTCAATACGGATGTACTTGACAATCTTGACAATCAAATAGACCAAACTTTTGCTGGAGCTTCTCGTGTATTTGAAAATACAACTACAGGTGCTTCTACTACGGTAATACCTTCTGATGGCGCTACAGATGGTAGCGGTTTTACTACTGACAGAGACGCAGCATATAAAATTCTTGACTCAAACAGAGGTAACGCTGCCATCTTAATGCCAAACCCTGTGCGAATTATGTTTTCTGGAATGTTCATGGTTGACGGTTTCATTACCGGAACTTCTGTTGATTATCTAAAATTTACAACCAATATGGTTCCAGTTCAATGCCGAGTCACACTAAGCATGAACGCTGTTTATATTGGATTTGCGCGAGAAGATACATTTCTTACCATGCAATTTGATGCAGCTATTAAAACTTTAGAAGACAATAAAAAAACAAGTGAAGCTGAAAACCCAGCTATTATTAAAGCTCTTAATAAAAGCGCAAACAAAATCCAAATGGGATACGCAGAAGATAACTCCAACATGGGTAATTTTATGTCAAGGGCTCATCCAATACATAAACAAACTGGTTCACAAAACTGGAATGGTAGAAACTTCTTTTTAAAATTTGCAAGTGTTATCCCACATGGAGACAGCACGTGGTCAAATGCTTGGGATATGACATACGGATCTATTGAAAAATCTATTGTTGCTACTGTAAACGTAGTTCCAGGTACGCCTCTTGGGGAATTTGACATTACTTCTGGTGATGGTAAAGCAGACGAAGATGAAATTCTTAAGCTATACGAACAGTCAATGAATTTAGCAATAAATTATAAGTTCTCATTTCAAGTTTATGGTGTTAAAGATGCAACACTTCCTTTGTCAACAGCAACCAGTTTTCTAGCACTTATTTCTTCTGACGGTGGAGTAGAGCCTAATGTTCAGTTAAAAATGCTTGGTTCTTATACTGGTGAAAATGGGTCTATTTCAAAAAAAGAATGGGGAAGTGGGACAAGTGGAGATGGAGCAAACGCTAGTAAAGCTAGGCGTTGGTCAGTTAAATCTCCAGACGATGTAGCAAACACAAATAATGCTCCAGATGTTGCCAGTGGGGATGACGACAACAAAAATCTTCTTCCTAGCGGATCATCTTCGTACTGTATTGTTAGATGGACTTTTGACATGAGCGCAAAAAAAGATGACAACGATACTATTTATCCAAAATCAGCAACAGCGGAAGTTCCAGATGCTATAGAAATAAATTGTCAAATAGTTAACACTAGCACTATAGAAGTTAGAGCAGTAGTGAATGCAAATAGTGATTCTAATGTAACGCTAACTATAGATTGGGGCAACTAATGGCAATCTATCAAAGTTCAAATAGATACCGCCTTACTTCAGGAGCATCTATGGCTTCTCGTGTTCCCGAAGTTACACGAACCTATTACAGCCATGTAACAAGGGATGGAGATACTTTTCAATTGTTGGCTGCAAAACTGTTCAATGATAGTTCTCGGTACTGGGAAATAGCCGATATTAATCCGCAAGTGCAATGGCCTGATGTCATTCCAACTGGAACTGTTTTGCGTATTCCAAAATGATTTTTAACACCGGAAACCCCCTATCACCTAAGGTTTACATTGCCATAAATGGTGTTGAGGTTAAATACAAATCTATTCAAACTATGAGCCTTAGTTTAGGAACAAACATGCATGACATACTTGTTCTTAACATGGCTGGTATTCCTCCTAGGGCAATTACAGACTACATTGATGCTGCTGTAAGAATGACTATTACGTCTGGGCAAGGACGTACCCAAGAGTTCTGTGGGTATGTTTTATACGTTGAACCAGAGTCTGATGGTCGTAGTTCTATTGTTAATAACAGCCCATTTCAAACTACACGTATAGTTTGTTTTGGAGCTTCATTATCAATGATGGGTAAAAAACAAAAAGTGTGGGAAGATGTAAGCATAAAATCTCTTGCTTCTGATTTTTGTGATACATACCATTTTAGTTTAGATGTTTTGGATGATGGGTTTGTACTCCCACGTTTAGTTCAATCTGGAGAATCTGATTGGCATTTCTTAACTAGAATTTGCGCTAAATATGGGTATTCCGTAACTGTGCACGGAACTCATATGCACATTTGGGACCCGTTTAAAGCCATCGGCAGACGACCATCATTTGAAAAATTACAACCTGTTATTAAAACTGCTTCTCCAACTCCAGGAGGAATTTTAAAGTTTGAAGGTTTATTTGGTTACGTAACCCCAGAAGGTTGGTCAACCAACTACCAAGTTGGGGTACTTGATTCTAATGGTGTTAGTAGCACTGTAACTAGTAACATTTTAAACAATGAAGAATCATGGTCCGGTGTTGGAAAACGCTCAAAGTTTTACAGCACTATTGTTGAATCAACTCAAACAATTGTTGAAGCAGAAAAAGTTATTGGAGCAAAAGAAAGAGAAACTTTCCCCTTTACGGCAAAAGTACAAATAAGTGCTGGTGCTGGAATAGTCCCAGGTGGAATTGTTGATGTCGTTGGTTACAACTCAAACTTTGAAGGGTTATGGTACGTAAGAGAAGTGACACATTCAATTGGTGGTACCTCTTATGTAACTGATCTTATGTTAGGTAGAGACTTTAATACAACTAAGACTTTTAACATAGCCCCAGTTGAGTTAGCGCAGCAAGCTCCAGAACCTAAATTTGTTGCAGGCGAATGGCGCGCAACCTCAGAAAGAGTAAATGCATATGTATAGCGGAATGCAAGTGTACAGAGCGGTAGTAACCGCATCGTCGTCAACGACGGGTTCTCTTTATGTTTCTATCCCATCTGTACTTGGTACAACCACAAGTATTGCTGTGTCTACTATTGGCCGAGCTGCTGTATCTGGCGTATGGACTGTACCTGATGTTGGCGATCAAGTAGTAGTTGCAGTAGAAGACGACAAGTTTTCTAACGTATTCCTTTTGTACCCAGTAGAAACTTCTATTGCGCCAGGTTCTATTACATCTACTGAAATTGCTACAAATACTATTGTTGACGCAGACATTAGTACTTCAGCCAACATTTCTTTATCTAAACTGGCAATTGGGGCACTTCCAACAGGGATTACTGTAACAACTAACAACATTACAAATTTATCAATAACTAAAGATGACATAAGTACTAATGCTGGAATAGAATTATCTAAATTACAAAATGTTTCACCTAGTTATGTACTGTTAGGAAACTCCGCATCTGTACCAACTGCAACAGCTGTTACTGGGGACGTAACTATTAATTCAAGTGGTGCTACAGCAATAACAAACAACGCAATATCAAATATAAAAATAGCTGATAATGCAGTAACAAATAGAAACATATTATTTGACAGGGCTTTATTAGATTTACCTCTTAATTCTTATAATCAAGCAATTGCTGCTGGTGCTTCAGCAAATGTTACTTTTACAGTAGAAACTACTGACACACTTGGCGTAATACCTTCTGTTCCTGTTTCTACAATTACTATTGCAGAAGGTTTATATTTTGCCAATTATGTAACATGGTGGGATATTGGAGGATCAGCAAAAACAACTTCTTTAATTTTAAACGATGCAATTCTTAGTAGCGCAACACCCAGTAGTAACAGTGGAGATGGGTATCCGTTTTACTACGCTACCGGTGGGTTAGCATTTTATACAATTGGTGGGGTTATAAGACTTAGGGTTACTAATAATACAGCCGGAACAAGAACAGTAAATCTTGCTAATTTTAAGATTATTAAAATAGCGTAAAGGTAGGACTAAATATGAAAGCTATTAAAATCCCATTCCAATTTAGTGGTGGTAAAACCGCTAGTACAACCTCGCCCTCAACTATTGCTGAACAAAAAATTGTAAATGTTTTAGTTACTAATCAATTTGAAAGAGTAATGCGACACCGTTATGGCGTTGGTATTCAACAGTTTTTGTTTGAACCAATGGACGATTTGTATATGGTTGACTTTAAAACTGACGCAATTGCTGACATTAAAAGTAACGTTAGCAGGGTTGAAGTTATGGATATTAAAATTTCCCCCACAAATGCAGTAGCTGCTTATGGAAACACAGACACCACATTGGGTATTACAATTGTTTACAGACTTCCTCTTGGATCACCACAACTTGTAAAATTTAACATAGCCGTACCTGGCTACCTAACCGAAGACACCACGATCTAGGAGTAATAATGGCAATTGAACGACCAGGGTTTGACTTTGCAAGCCGAGACTACGACAACATTAAACGTGACCTATTAGCTCGCGCAGAACGAATTGTTCCAGAATGGGTTGACAGGGACCCCTCTGACTTCTCAATGATGATGGTTGATATGTGGGCCTACATGGGGGACATTCTCCATTACTATATTGACCGTGCTGCAGGTGAGGCATTTATTACAACTGCTACGCAACGAGAAAGTGTTCTTGCATTAGCGAACTTGTTTGATTACACCCCTCGAAATCGCACTGCAGCAACAGCTACAGTTTATGTTTCTAACACTAGTTCGGGGTCTGCCGTAGGAGTAGTCCCTACTGGCACCACTTTTTCTGCAACAACCGAAGATGGTACCGCTCTTGAGTTCTACTCAACAGCAAGTGTAAGTGTTTCTGCTGGCTCAGCAAACGTCCCTGTTGCAGTTAGAGAAGGTAAGAAAGTATCTTCAGAACAACTAACAACCAGCGCAACTGGTCAAGTTGGTCAACGGTATATATTAAGCAAACCCAATGTTTTACCAACTTCAGTAGAAATTAAAGTTTATGAAGACGGCGTAAACTACTTACAATGGAATCGTGTTGATGACATTAGCTTAGTTGCCTCAGGTGTTAACGCATTCTCTGTTTATGTATCTGCAAATAACACAACGGAAGTTGTTTTTGGTAACAGATTAAGCGGACGAGTGCCACCTACGGGTTCTACCATTATTGCTACTTATAATACTACTAACGGTAGCACCGGAAATATTGGATCTAATAAGATCAGGTCTTTTAAATCTGCTGTTAGCGCAGGTCTTACAATTGCTTCTTCAACTGCTTCTAGTGGGGGTAGTGATGGGGAAACTGTTGACTCTTTAAAAACATCTTTAAAGTCTTTGCTTAAATCCCAAAACCGAGTTGTGACTATTCAAGATTACGTAGATACAGCACAACTTGTAAATGGCGTTGAACAAGCAGTTGCTAGTTACACCCCAAATGCGTCTGGAGGTGGTGGTGGCAGCGTAACTATCTACGCTCTTCCTTATGTAGAAGCTTACGAAACTCCCACAGGGTCATCTGCTTCAGTGACTATTGCAGTACCTTCGGGCATTAGGAGTGCTATTAAAACAAAACTTGATGCCCTATCAATGTTGGGTGTAACGGTAGACACCACTTCTGCAGGTGCAGCAACATTAACTGCCTACCCCAGAGCAGTGACAGTGACTGTTACGGCAGAACCAAACTACATTGCTTCTTCTATGCAATCATTAATTGAGATGCTAATTAAACGATTATTTACACTTAATAACGTTAAATTTGGGCAAGACATCACACTTGGGCAAGTTTATAGACTTGTACACTCAGTTCCAGGTGTGCAATCTTCAATTGTAACAATTTCTGGTACAGGTTGGACGGGTGCCAGTACTATTCAAGCCCCTGGAACAGCGTATAGTTTAATTCGCAATAATAACATTACAGTCACCGTAACTGGTGGCATTAGTACATCGGCGTAAATATGACTCGCAAATCTTTTATAATTAAAAAAGCTAGTGACACAGCGCAGATTGGTAGTTTTGTAAAGTACCCATCTAGGGTTGCAATTAACTACGCAACTTACACGGCGTCAGACTCACGTCATAATTATGTAACAACCGAACCACACTCTTTATCAACTATTTCTTATGTAACAATCACTGGGATGAGCCCAAGTGGCTTTAACCATTCTAATTTACTTGCAGTTGTAGTTGACGAGTACACGTTCTATTTACCAGGACAAAGCAGTGTTTCTCCTTCAGCTAGTTCGGCTTCTGCAAGTGGGTTTGTTTCTTTAGCTGCTTTTCCTGAACAAGTAGATAATGATTCTCGTTTAAAGTCTGATAATTTACAAATTGCCCCTACCCTTGAAACAGACATAGGGTATTTTGAAGCTCAAGCTGTTAGTTATGACGAAGTAGCATTGCGTTGGGGAGTTGACCTATATAGTGGTCCCCTACTTGCAAACTCTCCAATGCCAGTAAGTTTGTACATTGTTTATTCTCAATTTGGAGAACCACCCACTATTTCAGATGGTGTTGTAATAACAACAACAAGTACTGACGACGTTGCTCAACACTTTGTGCCTGAAGGTAAATGGGCTTACTACAGTATGTTTATAAAATACCAATCACAAAATGATTTGTATTACGAACAAGTTGCAACTGTTTCAGTACTAGTGCCAAAAAACTATGGGTCTAGTGCAGACTTGTTTACTAAAGTTCCCTTGTATTACCGTTTGTTAGATGACGATTTAAACACCGGAAATGGTGGGCCATTAGAAAGGTTCTTGTCTACATTTGGATTTGAGATAGATAGAACAAGAACCACAATTGATTTTTTAATGACAGCAAAAGATCCTCAAATTTCAAACTCTTTGGTTCTAGACGTCCTGTCTAATGACTTGAGTATTGGGTTGTTGAGTCATGAATTAGGAACCGAACGTCTTCGTAACATCTTAAATAGTATTGGAAAACTGCGAAGAGAAACCGGCACTATTAATGGTTTAGAAACTTTCTATACCGCTCTTACTGGTTCTGACGTAACAATTGATACTGTTAACAAAAAAATTAAAGTGTATGCTCAGCGTGTTAATTTAATTAAAGACCCCAACATTGTTAACGGCCTATCGGCTGGTTTTGATGGTGGTTCTCCTTTTACGGAAAGCTTTATCCAATCTTACGACGCTGGTTTATCTAACACTGCTTCATCCCCTACAGCAAGTGCCCCATGGGCTGGGTTTTTTGAAGGTGGAGTTCCTGCTGAAACTTCATTCTCTCTTGCTGCAGATGTAGCAGTATGGGCATACAACCCAGACGCAAGTGTTGCTGGCGGATCTGTTTCCGTACTTCAAATGGTTAACGCAGATGTTCCCGTAATTTATGGAGACATCTTGTACTTCTCAGTACAAGCAGAAACTTCGTTTAACGCGCAAAACAATGTTATTGCAGTAGGTTTATACAAAACGGCTGGTTACGGAAGTGCTGGTGCAGTGCAAGTTGCGTATTCAACAACACCACGTATAAGTAATGGTATTAAATACTGGGAATTGCCTGTTGATTCTTCTGTAACCTCTTATACAAATACACGTTTAGCTATTTTTGTAAAAAGCACGGTAGTCCCAACTGACTCTTTTAAGCGCATGCTTTTAGAACGCTCTATTAACTCAGAGTATTTTGATGGTCACACCGTACTTGGAGGTTGGGTAACTAATCAAGATAACAACATATTTGTTTCTGATTACCGTTGGCGAGATGAAACTAATCCAGATTCTGCAGTAGGCACTGCACACAACAATTATTCTGTGTATAACTCCAACTACCAAAAAACACGAGCAGTAGCAAAACGCCTACTTCCATCGTTACTTCCAGTTACAGAACTAGTAAATAATGGAACGGTTGCTTATAGTAATAGGGCGATAAGCTCATCTCGTTGGACAATAACGTTTAACAATATCCCAGGGATCCCATGACTTTTTTAATCTGTTCATTAGCGGTTTATAAACTTTTACAAGTTCTTGATTCACTAACACCTAAAGAAGCAATGCCTTGGGTAAAGGTAATTGTAGGCGTTTGTTTTGGTTACATTGCATCGTTCATAGTTGGGTTTCCCCATATTGAACTTTACGGGTTGGCTGTTGCTGCTGTTGCTGGTACAGTGCATTCTGTGTTACGACTCCTCACTTACGTAGGGGACATGGCACATCGAAAAAGCCTAAAATAAGGAGCCACCTTGAAAGAAACATACGGAGTTGTTGGTACTGGTTCAGCACCTAAAAAAGTGATTGAATCAGCATTGAATGATATTGGATTGTCATCAACGTTCCTTGTTCCATGGTATGGCAAGGTAACAACTGGACTTGAAGTTGTTTACGACTGGTTGCTTGACAACGAGGCAACTTTTACAATTGTTGCAACAGAGGGATCTAAAGCAGTTCCTAAAGCACTTGCTTTAAAAGCTACTGAAGTACACCAGGTAGAAGATGTTGTTGATTACATTTTGTGGGACCTAAAAGGTAGGCCTGTTCCAGGTCTTACACTTGTTATGTGGGACACAGAAAATGAAGAAGAATCAATCCGAGTTTCTTCAATGTCGATTGACTTAAAGCTCTCTACCTTAGAATTAACAAATGGTTTGGTTCCAATCATTATTGATGGTGATGAAGAGTTAGAGCCAATACGTGATGATGAACTGCCTGATTTTGGAGAAACTAACTACAGTAAAGAGACCCTTGAGGTTATGCCATCTGCGTTAGTAAAGCGCATGGCCAAAGATAAAGGAACTGTTGTTAAGACAAAAGAAGAGGGAATTGCTTTTCTAACAAAGCCAAGCGATGAACTAAAGCATGAAATTGGATCAATTGTCATTCTTATGAAAAATGGTGATGAGATTGGGTTTACATTAACTCAAGAGTTGTTTAAAGAAGTAATGGCTGTTGTTACGGCACACCAAAGACCTTGGTAATTAGGTACAGCAAAAAGCCCCAGTGATTACGCTGGGGCTTTTTACTAGATAATGGTAACTACCATTTATTTATGATTTCACTTCTTCTTAGCTGCTGCCTTCTTTGCAGGAGCTGCCTTCTTCTTAGAGGGGCCCTTGCCGTAGCCAGGGTCCTTCTTGTCTTTGAGACCACATCCACATGCTGTACACATACTACTTACCTCCCTTCCTATATTTGCTTGTCTTCTTAGCAGCCATCAGCAATCCCAAGCTCGTAATGACTTATTAATGCGTGAGTTAGGATCGTTGGCTGTCTTGGCTGAAGTGTTCTTCTTCTTCATGCCTTCCATGCGATCACAGAAAGATTCACGGCGTGCTGCTGACTTCTCAGACTTAGCTGCCTGTTCCTTTTTTACTGGAGGCTTAAGGTTGCTTCCAGGGTTTTCCTTTTCATAAGACTTGCGACCTTTTTCATTAAGGCCACCCTTGGGATCTTTACCCTCAGAGCGTGACCAAGCTGCTGTCTTTTTTGCTGGTGCTTTCTTTTTTGCTGCCATGTTGGCTCCTTACTTAGTAGAGGCCCTAAGTTGCCAGGACCATTTATTGTGGTTGTCAATACGATCTGCAAGAAAGTTCATAATTCCTTGTTCGTCTTTTTTCTGAGCCTCATCAAATGCCTTTTTGAGAGATTTAAGAAGATCTTCGTTGGCTACCAATAAAGACTTAGCCATAGCTTTTGGATTTGGCTGTGCGTCTTTAAACTCAAGTGTGCGAAGGTCTAAAAACTTCTGCAAACTAAAGGGGGCATAGTCATCGAGTTTACGAATGTTCTCGGCAATTGGGTCAATTGACCCATAAGCATCCTCGTAGATATCTGAAAACAAAGAATGGTATTGGCTGAAATCTGGACCCTCTACATTCCAATGATAGCCATGGGCCATGAAATAAAAAGTAACTACGTCAGAAACGAGCACTTTAAGGGATTTAATAAGTGATTCCATTACATCTCCTAATAGCAAAAGCCAGGGGCTATCAAAGTTTATCTGATAACCCCTGGCTTTGCCGAATATGTTGTTAGGAGAACCACCTACCCGTTCAACACAATCCTAAAAATATACCACTTAAAAAACAAAACAACAACGGCGTTGCGTGCTGTGAGTTTTTGGGGTATCTTCAATCACCCATGACCACCAACTCTTTTCAGGGGCCATTCTTGGCCATCCCATTATGGGCTGTAGATCTAATCAAGGACTACGGGCAACCTAGGGATCTACAAGTTTTGGTTGGGTTGGTTGCTTTAATGGACAGGCGTCAGAGGGAAGTGACCGCCTCTGTTCAGCAGATTGCCGACCATGTGGGGGTGTCCAAAGAGACATCCAAAAGATCTCTTAAGTGGCTTTCTGAATATGGGGTCATTACAACTCGTAGGCGTAAGAACCCCTCTATCAATGTGTACACAGTTCACTACACTGACGCTCAGATGGGGTCACGGGTGACCCTAGATGGGGTCATGGGTGACCCTATCAAAGATATAGATGGGGTCACGGGTGACCCTATTGAACTTACAGGGGGGGTCACAGGTGACCCTAGTGAAACTCCGCAAACCTGCATGGCATATGGGAATGCGGAGGGTTCTATAGAAGTATTAAATATAGAGACACTAGTAATAAAGAAATTAGAGAGGGCCGCGAGCGGCGCTGGAGATGAAATGATTATTGGAGCAGACCCTGACGATATGAAAACCACCGAAGAACCAAAGGTATCCAAGGCACCACCACGCAAAACAAACAGACTTCTTTCTCACTTTGTGAGCAACCGCCAATCAATCATGTCTGCCAATTACAACCAGCGTGATTTGATTATCCTCCGTCGTACTTTTAACTTACTTACAGATTCTGGGCTTAACGAATTTACGGTAATGCAAATGATCAACAAGTTTTTATCGGTAGAACGCTGGCGGACCGCGGATAACCCAGCGTTACTTTTTTGTAGCAAAGAAATCCAAAAACAATTAATGGAGCACATTGAGGTTGCAGTTTCAACGGATGACCCAATCCTTATGCTGATGCTTAACGATTTTGACAGGACTGGGATTGAATTACAATGGGATGCTCCCCAAGACAACCTCCTTAAAAAGGCCATAGTTATGCGCGGTACGGACATTTGCTATCGCTATCCTGAAGTTGTTTCTGCCCTTGCAATGCAGTACAGAGGCGATTTTGGAAATGAGAACTTTGTTAATGGTCTTACTGCGCTAAACTCTTTAGTAAGGTTCATCACAGGTGAAGAACAGGAAGACCCGACAGCGGCTCTCAATTCGTTACGGGGATTCCCGTTACCAGACGAGCTTTTAAAAATGTCAAAATCACTTCTTCGGTCACCAGCTAGCTCAATTACCGAAGCGGTATATAACTATCGGAGGCTTTCCAATGGAAAATGAGCCGGAATATACTTTTTTTAAAATTGAAGACATCATCGTGTTTGTTGATTGGATCAAAGCCAACTTTGAATCAACAGAAGAGTACAACGATTGGTTTGAATTTTCTTTAGATGAAGAAGTACCCTACGATTTATTCTGTAAACGTCAACCCAAAAAAGCAGAACTGTTGCATGAATGCCTACATTGTGGCGCTAAGTTTTCTACGGTTGCTGGTTTAAACGTTCACAACAAGGTTTTACACAAAAACAAAATGGAAGATGACTTTTGGAAGATCATCAATGAGTCATACAACAAGGAGCCACATGAAACCGAACTACCCGACACCGACTGATTGGAAGTCAGAAAACTGGTGGCGTAACCGCACCGCGGACGAACGCTTGTTCCATTCTAAAATTCCACAAAGACTAGCCAGCATTCCAGAGGACGGCATTAAACTAAACACCAGCATCATGTCCTGGCTTGATAGTTATGAACCAGGAAGCAGCCTTTACCTTCACGGCAAAACTGGTACTGGTAAAAGCGTTATTGCCCAACACCTTTTAAAGGTGCTTGTAACAACTCACCCAGCTTCTGGAAGATTTGCTACGGCTGATCGGTACTTAGAAATGCTTAAAGATCAGTTTGACAACGACAACCTTTTACCATCCATGTACTCAAGCCCTTACTTGATTAAGTACATCCAAGGAGTCTTTGACATTGTTGTGCTTGATGGGGTTGGGCAAGAACGAGAAACAGAGTTTGCCAACCATGAAATTGGGAGTCTTATTCGCAGACGCTACGAAGACATGCGTTCAGTAATTATTACTTCAACTATGCCAATTATGGATTTTACTCGCAGATATGGTGACAGGGTTAAAAACGCGGTCATGGAAATGACTGAAATTAAGGTGTCGTAATGGAGGGCGGAGACATTGCAATGTTTGGCCGAGCTGGTCAAGCATGCGTGTTTGAAGGTCTTATTGCATCTCGACCAACTGGTGCTGCTGGAATAAAATCAAAGTTTTACGAACGTAGTAAGGATTGGGATTCAGCTTTAAAACTTTGGAAACCTAATGACCTTCCTTTGAAGTCTTTGATTGACGCAGTAAATCGTCTAAACATTTCAACAGAGGTAATCACTTTCTTACCACAAGAAGCCGTTGAACACATTTACAAATGGCTTGTTCGTAAAGGTGTAACCCCCGTTGTAGAGCGTTACGAAACTCCAGAAGATTATGAACTTGATTTACGTTATAACAGATCAATCCATACTGTGTATGTTGCCGATCAAGAAGTTGCCCGCATTTTAGGAATGCGTGCTACAGTCATTCCCCCAACCACCGCCTGGAGAAACTAATGGCATCTAGTGAACTTCACTTAATTTCTAAAGTAATTCAAGACAAGGATGTCACAGTCCCAGTTCGTGCTGGCGTAAAGCCGGATCACATGTCTGGAGAATGGTCTGGCATTTGGCAATGGATACTTGAGTTTTACCGCACGCATGGTGCGGTACCTACTGAACGCGTATTTGTACAAGAGCATGGTGCTATTTCGTTGTACGACTCAACGGACGAAAGTTACTCAAGGCTTATTGAAGAGATCTTTGACGCTTACAGAAAGCGTTGCGTTATGGATGCTCTTCAACCAGCAATTTCATTCTTAAACGCTGATGATATTTCTGCCGCAGTTGCCTCACTCTCCGCTGGCCTACAGAAAGCGGCAGTTGAAACAGCGCGTCTTCGCGACATTGACATTATTCAAAACTGGGAAAATCGTCTTGTACGTTATGAAGAAATGCGTCTTCAACCAAACGCTCTTCGTGGTATCCCAACTGGTTTTTATGGTCTTGATAAAATCACCCATGGATTACGACCCCAACAGTTTGTTGTGTTTGCTGGAGAACCAAAGCGTGGTAAATCTTTGTTTGCTTTGATCCTTGCCAACTCAGCACACGTTCATGGTAAGCGACCCCTCTTTGTTTCATTTGAAATGAGCATTGAAGAGCAAGAAGCTCGCTATGACTCTTTAATTGCCAAAGTTCCGTATGATCGTATTTTGTCTGGTGACCTAGACGCCAAGGACATGGCCAAGATTAAAAAAGCGTTGTCGTTACGAAAGAACATGCAACCCTTTGTCTTTAGCGAAGACACCTCATCTCTTACAACAGTTAGCGCACTTGCTAGCAAAGTTCAAGAGTATTCACCAGACGTGTTGTTTGTTGACGGCGTGTATTTGATGGACGATGAGGAGGGTGAAGCCAAAGGAAGCCCACAAGCATTGACCAACATTACGCGTGCGTTAAAACGTATGGCTCAACGCTTTGACATTCCCGTGGTTGCAACCACTCAAGTGTTGTCATGGAAACTACAGAATCGCAAGACTCGTGCAGTTACTGCTGACGCAATTGGTTACACCTCTTCATTTGCCCAAGACGCTGACCTGATCCTTGGTGTAGAGCGCAACCCAGACATGGATGACCAAGCGATCATTAGAGTTGTGCTAGCGCGTACAGCACCTACTGGTGAAGTTCATGTTAAGTGGGACTGGAAGACAATGGAGTTTGAGGAGGTTATGGGAGATGAGCACAGCATTGACCCCTCAATTGACTGACCTAACCCTGGTGCTAGAAACCGCAGGGGTAGAACTATCGCGTATTAGCGAAAGGGAGATAACTGGAAAATGCCCAGTTCACCTTAGGGTTGTAGGTAAGGAAGACAGGTCACCATCATGGAGCATGAACGCCACTAGTGGTTTATGGATTTGCTTTTCATGCGGAGCTAGAGGAACTTTGTCAAGCCTCTTGTATGAGCTGTGTGGAGATACCGCAGCATCTGCGCAACAGTTTTTAATTAACGCTGGCGCAGAAAGGTTGTATGCACCTAAGAAACAAGAAGTAGCACAGCCTCAATTACGCACCGACGCTTTCTTTGGGTTTGACAGAGTTTCAGATAAACGTTGTGCCACCAAAGATCTAGACCCAGATTTGGTTTATCGTTACGGAGTTCGTTGGAACCCTAACAATAGAAGCTGGGCTATTCCTATAATTTCCCCGATGGGGCAACTGATGGGGTGGCAAGAAAAAAAGACAGACTGGGTACGCAACTTTCCCGTAGGTGTAGAGAAAGCAAAAACACTATTTGGCGCTGAACGATTTAGGAACCGTACAGCCATACTCGTAGAGTCTCCATTAGACGTCGTTAGGTTTGCTATGGTATTTAGTAAACCTCAAGCAGTTGCTTCTTTTGGAGCACAAGTATCTAAAGAACAGATGAACCTTTTGACCCACATGGCCGACACTGTAATCATTGCAATGGATAATGACGTTGCTGGTATTGAATCTAGTAAAAAGCTATACAAGTTTATGGGTAGGCCACGCAAGGGTTTAAAGTGGTGGAATTACCAAGGCACTAGCGCCAAAGACATTGGTGACATGACCAATGATGAAATAGAGGCAGGCCTTACCACATCAACTGTAGTACCCCCCTGGATGTTATGACTTTTAAAGGCACCCTATACCCATACCAACAAGAGTCAGTTGATGCCATGGTAGACCGTGGGCAGATGCTATTAGGTTTGGTTATGGGTGCTGGAAAAACAGTTACAACAATTGCGGCAATAGAAGCACTCATTAACAACGAAGACATTGATCGGTGCTTAGTAATTGTCCCAGCTTCCTTGAAGTACCAATGGAAACGCGAGATAAATAAATTTACTGACTCTAGATGCGTAGTCATTGATGGTTCCCCTAAAGTTAGGGAACAATGCTGGCGTGCTTGCATATCCGCAAAATACATTGTTGTAAACCCAGAGACTTTAACCAGGGATACAGTCTTCTTATCTAAGCTTCCAATTCAAGCAGTAGTTGTTGACGAAGCTACAATCATTAAATCTAGGGTAAGCAAAAGATCAAAGCTTATTAAAAAGGTTGGTAAAACAGTTCCATATCGGTTTGCCCTAACTGGTCAACCTATTGAAAACCGTCCAGAAGAATTGTTTTCAATTATGGAATTTGTTGACCCAAGCATTCTTGGCAAGTTTGATTTGTTTGATAGGACCTTTATTGTTCGTGACCACTTTGGAAAAGCCACAAGGTACAAAAACTTAAAACAACTACATACTTCTTTATCAGATTGCATGATTCGTAAAACTAGAGAAGACATTGCAGATCAACTTCCAAAGATTATTCATCAAACAATTCCAATTCCTTTTGACTCCAAAGGTGCAGCACTCTACAAACTAATTGCTACTGATCTATTGAAACAACTACAAAAAGCAATAAGTATGCACGGTGGGTCATTTAATCTCTGGAAGCATTACAACGACCCTGGCTCCAATGAAGCTCAAGGGCAAATTATGTCAAGGTTGACGGTCCTTCGTATGTTGTGTGATAACCCACACTTAGTGGTTTCATCATCCAAAGCCTATAACGACACTACGTTACTTAACCAAGGTAGTGCTTATGCTGCGTCTATATCTGGTCAAGGTTTACTAGACGGCGTAACAATCACTCCAAAATTAGATGCAGTAGTTGCTTACATCACAGAAGTACTTGAAGAAGATCCTAAAAACAAAGTTGTATTGTTTTCGTTTTTTAAAGAAAACTTAAGACTCATCAAAAAGGCAACTGAAAAAATAACAAACTCAGTCTTGTTTACGGGAGATGTTTCAGCTGAAGATAAGGATAACGCTAAGCAACAGTTTGGCAACGACCCTAACACTCGGCTGTTCTTATCATCAGACGCTGGCGGGTATGGTGTTGACCTTCCAATGGCAAACTACCTTATCTCTTATGACTTGCCCTGGAGCAGCGGGAAGTTAGAACAAAGAGAAGCTCGCATTATTAGGTTGTCTTCTCAGTTCCCCCATGTTACGATTGCCACATTCGTCATGCAAGGGTCTATTGAAGAAAGACAATACGACATGCTTCAACAAAAACGATCTATTAACGAAGCCTTTGTTGACGGAAAGCACCACGATGTGCGTGGTGGTTTTGATATTACTTTAAGTAGTTTAACTTCCTTCCTACGAGACTCACAGGTGTAAAATGTCAAACAAGCCAAAACTCCCAGACCGCCCCGAAACCCCCATGCCTTCCCCAGAACTTATAGCACGGCTTGCAGAAGAATACAAAGCCGCTAAAGAGTTTGCAGATAAGACAGCTAGCAGGGCTGATGAACTCAAACGTGAACTTGTTCGTCAAGTTTCTAGTAACGGCAAACAAGATGATCGAGGCCACAAATGGATGCCAGCAGGAGACATGCAGTTAAAGCATGAACGCAGAGTGTCTACTTCATTTGACCTATCTGCAGCCATTGAGTGGATTAAGAATATGGATGCGTGGGATGAGGTTAAAGAAGTAATTGAAACAACCAATGAAGACCGCATTCTGCAATACGCTTGGGCAAATGAATACAAAGATGTAGTTGCCAAGTTCTATACAGAGCGTGAGACCTGGGCATTTAAATTGGTTAATGAAAAAAGCTACGACGAAGAATAATGTCAAAAGACCCATTAGACCTTTTTAATAGTTTGCCTGACTTCCCAGGAAAGAAGTTACCCAAAAACCGCCCAGCTCCTGGCAGAGATTCAATAGTTGAAGATCCTTTAAATGGGGCAAAGTCAAAAATCTTAAAAATTGGTGGTGTAGACAGAGAGTTTTTTACTGTTGGAGAATTAGCTAAAGCCCTTAATCGTAAGCCCGTTACAATTAGGTCATGGGAATTAAACGGTTGGTTGCCAAAAGCCAAATACCGAACACCACCACCACGTACTGAAAAACTTTTAGGAAAAACTCCAAAAGGACGTAGACTTTACTCGC